CCGTTAGCCGCAAATCCTCCTAAAGCCTGAACATAAGCTTTAGCTATTGCAGAAGGAACATAAATAAATAAATCTTCTTTTCCATATAGTGAAGATGGTATAGCATTTACAACTTTAGATAATTCATCAATTACGTTTGCTGCTGTTATTGCTGCTTTTGCAATTTGTTGTCCTGCTGGAATATCTCCTGCTCCGGCTGCTGCTGCAATTAATTTTTCAAACCCATCAAATGAATTGTTTGCTCCTGCTGCTGTATCTCCTTGCCAAATACATAATTCTGTATTTTGTGCTACTTCTGCTGCTACGTGAGCAATCATAAAGTCAGAGAATTTTGGTGGTAAAGATTGATTTAGTCCATACCCCATTTGTTGTGCTTCCCAATCGTTTACGAAGTCATACTTACATAATTGTAGGTTTACTTGTAACTCAACTGGTTGGATAATTCTTTCTGTAAGTGTTACAGATGAATTAGGTGTGAAATCACAACTTGCAGGACTAACTAAAGAACCTGTTGCTAATTTTTTAATTACTTCTTTGTAAGCGATATTTGCTTTTACTGTTAATCCTCCATCATCAATTGTAGATGCTGAAAGAAGTGCTGCAGCAATATATTCTCCTGCGAACTCACCTGCATACGTAGTAGTGATATTTACAGCAGTTGCTAAATTTACATTTTTTAGATTACTCATTTTTTTTATTATTTATTTAATTTATTTAATACTCTATCTAGTGTCGTGTTAAACTTACCTTTTGCAAATTCAACCTTTTTTGTTTTACTAACTGATTCTGGGTTATGTTTTATTGGCTTAACAGCAGCTTCAGATAATTCTTCTTTTTTTACTTCTTCAGAAAATTCTTCTTTTACTGTTCTTGATTTTAATGGTTGTGAATCAGAACTCATTTCTTCTTCTTCCATTTTACTTTCTTTATCTGATTTTAAATCAGCGATAGCATCTTCTAGGTTTTGGATTCTTTTTTCCATTCCTTCCCAATCTCCAACATCAGCCATTTTTTCTTCATCTTTTTTATCTTCTTCGTAGTCATCTTCTTTTAAATCTGAAGTGATTTCTTCTCCATCTTCTCCTTCTTTCTGTGGAACTTCATCAGATACTTCTCTAACATCTCCGATAATTCCTTCTTCTTCTACAACTACTAGTCTTGAATCTTCTAGCATATATTCGCCAACAGGCATTGCTACTTTTTCATCATCTGTTACGATAAAAATTTCTTTACCTTTTTCAAATGATTCTGCACTTACGATAGTGCCATTTTCTAACTTCATTTCCTCAAGTTTTACCTCGATGTTTAGAAGTGTTTTAATTTGGTTTAACATTTCAGTTGATTTCATATTATTTATATAACGATTATTTGATTTAATTTTGCATTTTCAAGTTATTCTTGTGATTACTCCGATGCCTTGTGCGTGTATTGAGCCATCACAACAATCAATAGAATATTTATTAGTATCCCAACATAAACACGCTCTAGAACTTCCCTTAGGACTTGTTCTACTAGGTATATATGGTCTATTATTATTCCGTTTCATTTGTCAGTATGTTTTTTATTTCATTAAGTAGTTTATCATCCTCTGACATATCTTCTTTGATTGATTCTTTAGGTCTTTCCATTTTATCTGCAAAGTAACCCTCAATAGAAAAACCCTTAACTTTATTAGTTTTAACGTATTCTTGCCAAATATCCTCATTATTTACTTTTACTGCTCCCATCCAAGTACCTACAGGAACATCTAGTCCATATTTTCTTGACTTGTCGTGTACTTTGTCTTCTACTATCCAACTTTCAACAAGTGTTAATCCATTCAACGCTTCTTTGTGTTCTAGTGTTGAATTATTTTGATAACCATTTTTTAAATACATCTGAGATGCTTTCATTATAGTATCTTTTGAAAAGAATATATAATAATCCCCTTCGTTTCCATTTCTGTAAATTGGTTTATTAGGTATCAATAAAGCACCTAATAATATTTTTTTTTCTTTATCTAGTTCTGCTAATTTAATTTCTTGTGAATTTAAAGCAACAAAATCAGATTCAATAGCTGGACTTTCAACAATAGAAATAGCATCTATGCCACTTTCTTCTTGTTCTTCATCTAAAATTAATTCTATTATTTTCATAATTATATAACGTATTAAAAATTTAAATTTGTATTTATCCTATCGTTGCACCCTGAATAGTGTTTCTTTCTAATGCTTGTGCTGATGTAACTTCGCTAGCTACAACAAAGGCTTGTACAGGTGTTTGACTTTGTTCCCCTATAACATCAGCTAATTGGTTTGTATCACTTGAACCTACTAAATTAAATGAAGGTGGTGTCGGTGGCGCAGGTGTTGGGGTTGAACCACCCCCTACTGCAGGTGGCGTTTTACCTGCTAAAGTTGGTAACTTTGTACCTTTTATAGCTTTAACTTGAGCCATACCCGAAACAACTGCTGCTGCTGCTGCAATCGCACCTAACGCAGGTCCGATTATGGGGATACCTGCCATAGATTTATAAGAATCTGTTGCTGACTGAAAAGTGCTTATAGTTGCTTGACCAATAGCTGCTGCTTTACCTGCTGCTGATTCCTCTCCTAGTATAGTTGCCATATTACCTAATGTAGAACTGGCAATTCCTAGTTTTTCTTTTGCAGTCATATCTTCCCACTTAACAGAGTTTTCTGCATTTTCTTGATTGAACTTATTTAATGCATCAACTTTAGATTTTTCTAAACCTACAATTGATAAACCTTGTGCTTTTGCTAATTCTATTAACTTATCATAATGTTCAGTTACTTTAATAATTTCTAATTCTCTTTTTTCATCATCTGTAACTGCTGACGCATCTCTTATTTGGTCTTTTAATGTTTGTAGTTCTTGCGCCTTTGTTAACTCATCAGCATCTTCTTGTTCTTTTTTAGCTTTAGCTTCTGCATCTTGTTGGTCTTTTATTGTTTTAGCTTCGGCATTTAAAGCTATTATTTGAGATGTAACTTCTTTTGCTTTTGTAAGTTTAGCAGTTTCTAAGTTTATAAGGTTTGCTCTTAAGTTTGCTTCTTCTTCTAAATCTTCTTTAGTTGATTTTCCTAATGCATTTTCTTTAACTTTAGCGTCTAACCTTAATTGGGCAGCTTGTATTTCTTTTTTTGTTATTTCTTCTTCTAGTTGTCCTGCTTCTTTTAGAAATTCAATTCTTTCACTAACTGTGAACTTTTCTTTATCAACTGCTTTTTCTAATAAGTCGGCTCTATCTCTATTAGCTTTTGCTCTATCAACTATAAGTTGCCTATCTAATTTATCAGCCTTTGCTCTTTGGTCAGCTATTTGACCTGCTATTTTCGCTTCAGCTTTCATTTCAGTAACTAAATCTTTTGTGCTTTTGATAAGTTTTTTAGTTCCATCTATTAATAAATCAGTAGTAATTACAACTGGGTTTAACCCTTTATTTAATGATACAAAGCCATCTTTAGCATCATTTAAAGCACCTGAAAAATCTCCTGAAAACAATTTTTTTATAGCACTACCCATCAAACCTAATCCATCAATAACTTTATTGACTTTGTCCATTACAAATTCTTTAATGCTATTGCCAAAGTTTTTAAGAGCATCTATTGGGTTTGTGAACACATCTATTAGAAACATTCCTAAGTCAGCTAATTTATCAGTGAAAGCACTTACAACTGCCCCAACCATAGCCATAGCTTTAGACCATTTATTTTGCCCTTCTTCAGAAGAAGTAAAGGCAGAAGCTAAAGATGTTAATACTAAAACTAACGCACCTATTCCTGTTGCTATTATAGCACCCCTCATAGTTTTAAAGCCTTTGTTCACACCACCTATACCATCTTTTAAACCTTTAAAGCCTGATATTACGCCACCTGTTTTTTGGTCTATTAAACCTAATGCACCAGAATAATCAGCAGCGTTTTCTTCTGCTTCTTTCATTACTTGGTTTGCTTTCTTTCTGTCTTTATTAACTTGTTTTAAAGCAACCTTTTCATCTGTAAGCCTTTCTTTAGTTTGTTTAATTTTATCATTTAAGTCTTGTCGTTTAGCTAAGTCTGTAGCTGAGGTTTTGTTTAATTCCTTTTGATATTGTCTAAGTTCTTTTTCAATATCATCAATTAACTCCTCTTGTAACTCAAGCGATTTATTGAGTTCATCAATATTTGCTTGTGCTTGTTTAGTTGATATTTTAATATCATATTCTTTTACTACTGTTGCCATCTGATATTGTTTTTAAGTTTTTTAAAACCTTGTTTGAAAGTTTTAGGTAATGCGTATTTGCCTTTTGCTATTTTAATATTTTCAGTTTCTCCTATCGCTAAATTCAGCAAGTCTAATATATTTTTAATCATAATTTTATTTTAAGGTTGCCCACAGAATATGTTTGTTATTACTCCATTAGAATCTAAAGCCATTCCCATTATATATGAATTATCTATACAAACTGTATCATCTGCAGTTGAACCTATTTGAGAATAATTTCCAGAACTTGCTGTGCTAGTTAATGTTGCGTTATTATACATTGTATCTCCGATTGATAAACTTGCTGCAACACCTACTGAATAATTATAATATAAAGTTACAAGTGAGCCTTGATACGATACATTAGGAAGAACTCTATAATATGGTGTTCCAACATTTAATAATTCTAATTGACTTTTACCATTTGTTAGGTTTGTAGTGATTGAATTTATTTGATAGTTCTGTTGTCTGATTTGTATTAAGTCATTCAACTGTAAATTATGAAATATCTTTTGTGGTAAAATTGCATTAACTTTAATAAGCCTTCTACCAATATCAAAGACATTATTTATGTATGTACTATAATTAGTATTAAAAAGTGTTCCTAAATATTCAGAGCCATCATATTCATTTATTGCAGCAGTAAAATTAATATTAGTTTCATTTGTTGTTCCTACTTCTAAACTATTAGATGGTATAATATAATCATCTATATCTTCTGTACCTGTGCCTGTTTGTAATGCTATTTCAGTTCCATTACTAACTTCTATTGCATAAAAAACTAAAGGCAGACCATAATAGGGTTCTTGATTATCATCAACAAAATATCCGTATTGTATTGTTGTTTCATTAGCAGGTGCTGATACTGAAGTATTAACATTAATTAATCTTTCATACAAAAGATGTTCAAAGGGTATTTCTACTTTATAAACATTATTCGGTGCATCAAAAGTTGCATTATTTAATGTGTATTTCAATGTTCCCCAACCAATATTATTAAGTTGATTATATTGTTTTGCTAAAAAAGTTCCTAGACCTTTATATTTAAATTCTATTTCTTTAAATGGTAAAGCAACATCTGTACTTGATTTTGTTACATCTAAATATTCATCTATTACAATAGGCGTTGCAGAACCTGATGCGTAATAACTATCTAAGGTCTTAACTACTATTGTGCCTGAATTATCTATATAAGCAGTCAAATTAAACATTTTAAATAAAGATGTCAAGAAACTAATTATTGTCATTTCAGGTATTTGTTCAGGAATATTAAAAGGAGTTATCGTGCTACTTTGAAATGCAGTTGCATTTTTCCAAATATCAGTTCCACCACCACCACCTTGACCAGGAACAGCAACAGAAATAGTCCAAACTATATTATTTGCATTAAAAGTTATTCCATTAGAATCTAATGTTGCAACTTGAATACTATATTGACCTGCTCCTAATAATAATCCAGATGTGCTGAAAAATGTTTGAGAACCTTGTACATTTGTTCTTTGGTCATAAATAGAACCATTTTTTAAAATCTGTATATTATATACTGTTTGTAAATTGGAAGGTGTTACTGTTAAATCAGTTTGTACAATTTGTGTTGGAGATGTTGGTGCTATTATTTCTAATATACCAAATATGGAAGCAGTATAACCTGTGTTACCTGAATACTTATACAATTCTTCTAACTGAACAAAATTTAAAGCTAGTTGTTGAGTAGGTTCTACACTACCTTTTTTTCTATGTAACCACATCCATAAATTATGAAATTGAGTGTTACTAGAATTATTAAAAAAATCATCAGAAAAATTTATTGATGGGTATTGTAATTCTATTGCATCAATAATAGCTTGTAATCTTATGGCAAATTTTAATTGATTCCATTCAACCCCATTTGTTCCACTTGTATTATGATAAAATAAATTTCCATCATAATTGTGTGTTGCAGAATCAGAATTATAAAATAATCTTTGAGTATGTGTTATAAGTGGAGTACAAATATTAGTTGTGCTAGTTAAATTAGCAGTCATTTTACTTTTAATATTTGTTTTTGTATACTCCTGATTGTATGTTGATAGACTAGGTAATGCTCCTAATTGGTCATCTCCTAATACATCTTTTAAATTTATTGTATTGCCAAAGAATGTAATTCTATATGTATGAGGTATGTTTTTTTTTAAATCAACCCCTTCTAATTTTATATAGCCTTCTTTAAATGGTAGTGTATTTAATTCAATATATCCTGCCACTTTATTTCTTGCATCAAAACCACCTTGTATATCAAAATTGTAATAATGTTTAAATATCTTGTTATTTACTTTAGATGCAGGTAAGGAAAATGTTTTAGAAAACTCAGTAAAGATTTTACTAATGTCTTTTACGTTTTGTATTGTTTGTGTAAAAGATACAGTTTCATCTTTAAATAAATCTACCCTTTGTGTTCCTATATATAATTGGAGTTTTTGCATTTATCTAATGTTGTTTATTAAGTCAAATGCTTCTTCAAAATCTATTGTGTATTCAATTAACTTATCATTGACTGATGTTTTGAATTTCATACTAGAAGTTTTAACAGTTACAGGCACAGTTTCATCAGCAGAAGGATTTTCTTTTTTTGGTCTTGTCATCCATACATACTCACTCAATAATAATTGCTCAAAAAACTGATTTGTATATTCAGGATAATAACCTGAACTTAAAGTATGCATTTGTTTACCTTGTGTATTAAATAGTTTATTAGGTGCATTATTTAT